CTGATGCTCGAGCGCTTCGGCGACCTATCAAGCCCCGAGGCGATCGAGCGGGCCGCCGACGAAGCCATCCACAACGACGTAAGAGCGCGTTTCATCGCGACGGAAGCCAACGCCTTGGCGAAGGCCACGGGAAGGCCACGTGTGCTCGCCAGTGCGGCCAGGGAGTATGCCCGCGCGGTCATCGCCAGGCTGAAGGTGCGCAACGTTCACGCCGGGCAGTACACCAACGCGGAAGCCCGGGCGGCGCGCGCTGCGGCGAAGGCATTTGCCCGCGGCGACACTGCTACGGCCGCAGTCGAGAAGCGGAACCAAGTTATCCACAACGCGGCAGCACGGGCCGCGCTCAACGCCCTCGCGGAAATCGACCGCGGGTTGCGCTACTTGCGCAGGTTCGACACCCGCACCGGCAGCCTCGACGCGGACTACGCCGACCAGATCGAGCGCCTTCTCGAGCGGTTCGACCTGCGCAAGTCGCAGAGCAACAAGGCCGTCGACAAGCGCGCGGCACTCGCGGAGTGGATCGAGGCGCAGAACGACATGGGCCTCGAGCCGGACATCTCGCCGGATCTGGCGAATGAGGCGTTTCGCACCTCGTACAAGAACCTGACCGTCGAGGAATTCCGCGGGCTTGTCGATGCGGTGCGCCAGATCGAGCACCTTGGCAGGCTGAAGCACCGGCTGCTGACGGCGCGCGACAAACGCACGTACGAGGCCATCCGCGACGAACTCGCCGCCAGCATCAGGGCAAACGCGAACGCGCAGGGCCGGCATGCGGACACGCGCACGGACACGCGCACGGCCACTACGTTGACGGGCCGGGCGCTGGAGCAAGTATCGCTGTTCTGGGCATCACATATCAAGGCTGCCACGTGGGCGCGCGTGATGGATGGCGGCGTGGATGGCGGCCCGGTATGGGAGCACTTCGTGCGAGGGGCGAACGAGCGCGCCGACCGGGAGGCCACGATGCGCGCCGAGGCCACGACCAAGCTGTCGGAAATCCTCGCCCCGGTCTTCGCGCTTGGGCCGATGGGCGGCAACGGAATTCACTTTCCGACCATCGGGCGTAGTCTCAACCGCATGGCCCGGCTGGCCATTGCGCTCAACGCCGGAAACGCGAGCAACCTGCAGCGCCTGCTGGGCGGGGAAAACTGGACCCCGGCGCAGCTGCAGCCGGTCCTGGAGTCGCTGTCCCCCGCGGAGTGGCAGGCGGTTCAAGCGATATGGGACCACTTCGAGAGCTACCGGCCGCAGATCGCCGACAAGGAGCGACGGGTCTACGGCAAAGAACCCGAGTGGGTAGAACCGCGCGCCTTCACCGTTACTGCATCGGACGGCACGACGGTTGCGATGCGCGGCGGCTACTACCCGGTCAAGTTTGACCCTCGAGCAAGCCAGCGCGCCGAGGAACACGCGGACGCGGAAAAGGCGAAGCGCCAGATACAGGGCGCGTACACGTCCGCCACGACGCGGCACAGTTTCACCAAGACCCGGGTGGAGAAGGTCGAAGGTCGGCCGTTGCTCTACACCCTGGCGGGGCTCTACTCCGGCGTCAACGATGTCATCCACGACCTGTCCTGGCACGAGTGGCTGATCGACACGAACCGGCTGCTGCGCTCGCACACCGTTGGGTCGGCCATCCGGGAGCACTATGGCCCTGACGCATACCGGCAGATCAAGACCTGGGTGGAGGACATCGCCGAGGGCGACCAGCCGGCGGCCAACGCGGGCGAGGTCGCCCTCGGGTGGCTGCGCCAAGGCGTCAGTGCCGCCGGGCTGGGGTTCAACGTGATGAGCGCCGCGATTCAGATAACCGGCTTCAACCAGTCCGTCGTCCGCGTCGGGGCGCGGTGGGTCGGGCGCGGTGTCGCGAAGTATCTGGGCGGGCCTGTCGAACTGACACGCAAGGTCAACCAGATGTCCAGCTTTATGGAAAACCGCGCGCGGACCCGGTTTCGCGAGTTGAACGAGCTACGCAACCGAGTGCAGGGCCAGAGCGCGTTTCAGGAGTTCATCGGGCGCTACGCCTATTTCATGATGATGCGGGTACAGCAGGCGGTCGACGTCCCAACGTGGTGGGGCGCGTACGAGAAGGCACTCGCCGGCGGGGCGGACGAAAGCAAAGCCGTTGCTCTCGCCGATCAGGCAGTGCTCGACGCGCAGAGCGGCGGGCAGACCAAGGACTTGTCGGCAATCGAGCGCGGCAACCAACCGCTGCGCCTGTTTACCGTTTTCTACTCGTTCATGAACGCGGTCCTCAACCTGGGCGTGGCGCAGACCATGACCGCGGACACGCCGAAGAAGCGCGCCAAGCTGGCGGTCGACTATCTGCTGCTGTTCGTGGTCCCCGTGGTGCTCGGGTACGCGCTGAAAAACGCGCTGACGCCCGGCGACTCGGGCGACGACGAATGGGGCGATGTCGCGAAGAAGATGCTAGCAGAGCAGTTGAGCTTCCTTTTCGGCCTCATGGTCGTTGTGCGCGAGTTCGCAGAAGTGGGAAAAATCGTCGCCGGCGTGCCGTCGTTCGGGTATCAAGGCCCCGCCGGGGTTCGCGTGGTGTCGGACGCGCTCAAGCTCGCGCAGCAGACCCGGCAGGGTGAATTCGACGACGCATTTCGGAAGGCGTTTATCAACGTCGCCGGGAGTCTGTTCGGCTTGCCGGCGGCGCAGGCGAACCGCACCATCACTGGCGCGCAGGCGCTTGCCGAGGGCAAGACAGACAACCCGGCGGCGATCGCCTTCGGCTTTCAGGAAGCACCGCTAACCCGGGGCGGTGCACGTATCAGCGCACCCGGCGGATAGCCTCGCGGCAATCTTCCGGGGGTTTTCGTCATGACCGTTTCCAGCGCCACCCGCAAAGCGGGGCCGTTCGTAGGCAGCAACACCGTGTCGGTTTTTCCGTTCGCGTTCAAGGTCTTCACCGCGGCGGATGTCTATGTGGTCAAGCTCAACACCAACACGGAAACTGAAAGCGTGCTGGTGTTGAACACCGACTACACGGTGTCCTTGAACGCGGACCAACACACGAACCCGGGCGGGACCGTGGCTCTTTCCGCCGGTGCGCTCGCGGCGGGGTACAAGCTCACGGTTACGTCGAACATCGCGGCTTTGCAGCAGACCGACCTGACGAATCAGGGCGGGTTCTACCCGAGTGTCATCAACAACGCGCTGGACAAGCTCACCATCCTCGTGCAGCAGGCGCTCGAACGGCTCGGGCGGGGGCTTTCGCTGCCCCTGTCGAGCAACACGAATATCGACACGGAACTGCCCGTGCCTGTGGCAAGCAACCTCATTGCGTGGAACGAAACGGCGGACGGATTGCAAAGCCTCGACCCGCAGGGACTCGCAACGATCGTCGCCTTTGGCACCGCCAAGGCCGACGTCTACGACGGCGACGGGGTAACGACGGAGTTCCCCCTCACCAACAGCCCCGGCGCGCTCAACAACCTTGACGTGTCGGTGGATGGCTTGACGCAGATCCCCGGCCTTGACTATACCTGGGCCGGCGGCGCGAGCATCACCTTTACGGCCGCGCCGGCCGCAGGAACGGACAACGTGCTCGTTCGCTACCTGCAGGGCTTGCCGCAGTCGGGGGCGCAGGCCGGCCCCTACACGCCGGGTGGGGTGGGGGCGGTCGAAACAACGATCCAGAGCAAGCTGGCGGAGCGCATCAGCGTCAAGGACTTCGGGGCGGTCGGAGACAACGCGGCGGATGATACGGCGGCGATTCAAGCGGCGATCGACTACGCCGAGACGCTAGTGCTCCAGCAGTTTCAGTCGGGGGCCACGGTCTTCTTCCCCGCGGGAACCTACAAGATCACCTCTGGCTTGACCGTAGCAAAAGACAACGTGGGGTTGGCGGGCGACAGTGTAGCGGCTTCGGTTATCACGGCGGTAAGCCCGACCTTCGACCTGATCACCTTCAGCAAAGGCGGGGGCACGGCAATCTACCGCGCTGCCGTGCGTGACCTAAGGCTCCTGGCAACCGGCAACGCATCCGCCGGGAGTTTACTCAAGCTCGACACCGTGTATCACTCGACGGTGGATAACATCTCGCTCGACGGCGGATACATCGGCCTGACGTGCGACGGGTGCGGGAAACTGATTGTCAACAACCTCGACACTCATCAGACATCGCGCAGCACGGGCACACCGTCGCATGCGGTCAACCTGGCCTCGACGCTGGCGCGCAACAGCGACGTCCACTTCACCAACTTTCAGTTCTATTTTCAGACAGGGAGCACCCCCAACTATGCCATGAACATAGACGGGGCTGACGGGATTTACCTGACATCCGGGCACATGCACGGCGGCGTGTCCTTCACGCCAAGCAACAGCGGCGTCGAAGTGACCTGCGCATCGGTCTTTTTCGACAACGTCTACTTCGACCGCAGTCCACAGCACCACGTCTACCTCACGGGCGCTGCGAGCAACGCTTACCGGAATATCCGGTTTGTGAACTGCACCTTCCGCGACGCCAACCGCGGAATCTACCAAGACAGCACGACGACTCTGGAGCGGCTACTTGTCTCGGCCTGCGCTTTCTACACCCACGCCCACAGTGCAATTCAGCTCACAACGAGCGACCCTGTGGGTGCGGTCATCACCGGGTGCCAGTTCGGCGAGAATAGTTCCCCTACCGCGATGGTTCAACTCAACGGTTCGAACCACATCATCAGCGACTCAGCGTTCAACGGCGGCAGCGGATCGTCGGGCGTTCTGTTCGGGGCAAGCTGCAGCAATTCCATCATCGCCGACTGCAACTTCGCGGGGTGCACGGCGACCGTCCCGATTACGAACTCCGGCACCGGCAACGTCGACAAGAGCACCTACGCCGCAGGCACCTACACGGCGACGGCCCTTGGCGTGTCGGGGACCGTAAACGGGACGGTCGGGTACGCGAAGGACGGGAACCGCGTTACGCTCGACTTCCCCACCATCAGTGGCACGTCGGACGCGACGACGTTTTCGCTTACTGGCGGGCCGAATGCGATCAAGCCTTTGGCCAACCGCTTCGTTATCGTCCGGGCGCAGGACAACGGCGGCGCCTACGTCCCGGCGGTTGCGCAGGTCGGGACCAACGGCGTAGTCACGATATACGCCAACCTCTCCGGGGGCACCTTTACCGCATCGGGCACAAAGTCTATCGGTGCGGGTTCCGTTTCCTACCTGCTCTGAGGGCACAAACATGTGGCCTGCCGATTTCGACGACTTGAACTTCGACCCCCGGAACTGACCCCGCGCTCGCGGGAGAAAGGTGCTCGTGAACGCACTGATGGCCGAGTTGGCCCCCTACATCCTAGCTGGCCTGTTTGGTCTGGTGGGCTGGTATCTGCGCGACAACGCCCGGCAGCACCAGGCCCTTGTTGATGCGGTGCAGGGGCTCGGCAGCACCATAGCCAGGCTGGAGCAGAAGCTCGAGGACAAGGTCGACACGCACGCCAGACGGTTTGATCGCTTCGTGCTGTCGCAGGAAGCCAGACTGACGGCTGTCGAAACACGCTGTGCGATCGAACACGGGGAAATGCCGGACCGTAGGGGAGCGGCGCAGAGGGTCGTCAACTGGCAGGAACGATCCGATGTCAGCAACGCCGGAACGAAAGCGCCTGCATGATCACGATGACGCGCCCACGTTCGCGGCCGGCGGAGTCGCCAGCCTCCCGGATAAACGCCGAAGCTGCAGCCTTGGCGGCGCAGGCGGAAATCGCTCTGCTGCGCAAGCTCCTGTTTCGCTGCGACATCTACATGGCCGCAGTCGTGCAGGAGGCGCTGATCGACGGCCAGCCAGACGCCTACGCCGAGGGGCTGCGCAGGGACATCGCGCTCGCGCTATCAGGCTGATCCAGCGTGGACGCCGACACAGACCGGCGCATAGGCGCCGTTGAGGCCAAGCAGCAAGCCCGGGACGCTCGCTGCGCCGCTTGTCTCGACAGGCTGCGGCGGGAGGTCGCCTTGGCACGGGCGGTGCGTCGGTGGGTTGCTGTGGCTGCGCTACTGGCGGTTGTGTTGGCCGTAGCGGTGCTGGTGTTTGCCTAGCCAGTCGGCATAAAATCGTTTCCGCAACCCAACCACCGCGCACCGTGGTTGCAGGCTTGTAGGGGCGCAAAAACGGCCAGATTGCGGAAACGAAAACCACGCTTCGCCTTGATTCTCTTGACTTTCTCCGAGGACTTGAAGACCGGCGCACGTTGCTTTACAGCATTGTTTCACAAAGGAAATTTCCGGTGGTTTCCGCAACCTGCGGGAATCTTTTCCGCAACTCGCAGCACGGAAGGTCAAGCAGATTGGCGACTGCACCGCTCTTGAAAAGCGCCGAGGCTGGATAAGCCCTTGCGGGTTCGACCCCCGCACCTTCCGCCGTTCGGTCACTTCGCCGCAGTCCTTGCAATCGACAGAAGCAGGTCGCGGAACGCTGGTGGCGTGGCGTTCCTGATGCGCGTCTTATCTTTTCCGCCGACCATTGCGACGACTCCTATCCGCCGCGCTTTCTCGTACCCGTAGCGTTCCACCATCCAATCCGGCAAGCGTTGTTCCCCTTTGGTCCAGTTGAGTTCCGGGAGGTCGCAGTTTGAAGCCACGAGCCATGTAGGTTTCCGGCTTTCGTGCCCGTAGTGGCCTTGCTCAACGTAGCAGACCCACACACCGTTGAAAATGTCGCGCTGCCATCCTGCCCCCATTTTTGGCCGAAGCAACCCGAATGCCTCGAAAGCGCGGCTGTGAGCAGGGTGCTCCAAGATCCCGCCAAAGCGCTTGACGGCGCCAATGGCTGCGGCGAAGCACCCTCCATCGTCCCCGAGTTGAAATTGGTATGGCTTCCTTGTGCTCCCGTGCCAGAACCTACCCCACCTCTGGCACGGCGGGTGTGCAACCACAGGCAGCGGGCCGGCGTAGTTCCTTGCGTCCCTGGCTTCGTCCCATGGGTCTACATCCAGCATGCCGAAGTAGGCCCCGTTAGTCTCAACGTACAGGGCGGCCACAGTTGTCTGCTGTTCTTTCATTTCGTCGGCTTCACCACTTCACCGAGTCGCCGGTAGACGCGCTCTGTGATTTCCTTTTCCGAGTGCCATAGCAGCCGGCTGGCGTGCTCGACCGGAAGCTCCGACGCGGCCTTGGGCCGGATGTCCCGGAACTGAAACCGCCTGATGCGCTCTGCCAGTGTGCGCACGCGGCGCAGCATCCTGGGCGGCAGGTCGCTGGCGGTAGTCTTCTGGTGGTTCATGCCGCTCAGGCCAAAACAAGGTTGATCGCTGACGCGCCTAATGTGCTCACGAGTTGTCTTCAAAATCCTTGATAAATGCGTCTATGCGCGCCTTCGCGTCCTCGAACCCATTGTCGATTTCCTGCCCGTTTCTGCCATACGACGGCCAAAACGTGTCAAGGTAGGCGTTCAATTCCCCTTTTGCGCGCTGCCACGCCATAGCCCGCAACGTCTTTACAACCCTTTCTTCGCCCATCTCTTTCTCCTCTTCAAATCTTCCATCAAAGGCCCGCTGTCTGCCGTACACTTTAGCCGGTTTTCCGCGCCGCCGCTCTCAAGGTAGACACGGATGAAAGATTCGGCAACTTGCGGGACGATTTTAGCCTATCGTTCCGCTTTCGGGCAGGATCTCGAACGCCTGCGCTTCTGCGAAACTCACGCGAAACCCGGAGGCGTTGCGGTGCCCGCCTCCACCATACTGCTTTGCTACTGCAGACACGTCGACACCTTCGTCGGTCGAGCGCAGTCCGAAAACCCGACCGTCAGGCGTGTCCCAATAGCAACCAGCGAACGGTCGCCCTTTGGCCAGTTCATGCGCGGCATCGCTGACCAACGTGTACGGCAGGTTGGCAATCGGGACGCGATGCCCGCCGATCAGCATTTCCCGAGTCGTGACGCCGAGGAGTTCCCGAATGTCCTTGAAGTGTTTGCGCTCGATGGCTTCGCCATCGGCCGCCAGTGCTGCCGGCGCCGCCGCCATGAGTGTGTCCCACACCTGGAAGTCATACGGGAAGGAAAAGACGTTCGCCTGAATCTGGCGCGTGTTCTGGAGCGCGAAGCGCCACAGGTCGCGGTCCTCAATGTGCAGCAAGAGAGGCGGCGGAACCTCTCCGGGGAAGAAGTGGTCCCACGTCAGCATCGCGCCGCTACGGCTCATGTCGAACTTCGCCGTCACGTTTTCCGGTAGGTCGACCAGGTCTTCCGCCGCGGTCTTGTGGTGGTCCAAGATCAGGATGCTATTCGCCTTCGCTGCCATCTCCAGCAGGGTCGGGCGCTTGTAGCTAAAGTCCACCATCACTACGTCATTGCCCGTTGCATCTGGAGGCGGCTCCTGGTACTTGCCAGGGAAGAAGTCAATATCGCCAAGCGCCTTGCGGACAACCCATGCAGCGCCGAAGCCGTCGGCGCAGTTTCCGTGGTAAATGCAGATGGTCATGCTTTGTTCCTTTCGTTGTGGTTGTTGGCTAGTTCAAACGTTAGCAGGCATCGGTTTCCACAGTGTCGGAGTCGCCGGCCACAGATCGCCGTGCGCCTCGATCCAGAATCCGCCGCCTTCCGCCATGAGATTGTTGTCCATCCAGTAGCACGGGAAAACACCAGTGCTGCCGGATTCAATCGAGAGAAACCGCGTGCCGTCCTTCGGTGCGTACTGCCCATCGCGCCATCCGAGAGACTTCAGCCCTTCGCGGGCGTCGGACATTTGCCGCAGCAGCTTTTCCTCGCCCGCATCGCGCCAGTCCTTTGCCTTCTTGTCAGCTGCGGCCCAAATCTCTCGCAGGTTCGGGCCTTCGTTTTCGCATGCTTCACACATCATCGCCTGCCTTTTCTGGTTGTTGGTTTGCTACCCGATCCTCGAGAAATCCGGCACCCACGCTTGCGGCGTGCGCGCTGAAGCTTCGATCCCGGCCAGTTTGAGCCGGGCATACATCCGGCCGACAATCGGCATTCCTGCGCGGTTTGTGTGGTACTTCCAGCGGTTCGCGTCGAGCCAGGAGCGCTGCCCGTCGTTCGTCTTCGCGCCGGTGATTTCCGACAGTTCATCGGCGGCCAGCGTTTCGGACGGCAGGTGGAGTTCAAAGAGGGCGGTCATGTATCGGGGCCCATCAACCTACCCACCGCCATTTGCCGCCGACAAGGTCGTCGCCGACTGGTTGTGCGCTTCTTCCGGGTCTGTTGTGCCGCATTGCGGCACTGCCGCCGGCGTCGTCCTTGTCAAGCCGGAAACCGGCTGCACGCAGACTCGCGCCGCCTTCCTCCGGCAGCGTGTAGGTGTAGATCGGCTGCATTCCCATTGCTCTGGCTGCGCGCCGTGCCGCGCCGTAGAGCATAGAACATGCGTTCCGCGTTCCGTCCGTGCAGAGGCGCGTTATCTCTGCAGCAGTTCCGTTGTCCAGCCGTGGAGCTACAGGGCGACCGACAATCGCGACGCCGCGAAGCGTTCCACTATCGTCTGCAACACCGACCGAAAAACGATGCCCAACTACAGGTCTGCTATGCCGGTGCATCTGGCGAACGAAGTCGTTTGCCGTTTTCAGGTCGGTAGGAACTATTCGCAATTTCATTTCGCGTCCCGCTCCAGTGCCTCAGCCTTCAGCGCGGCATACGCGATGCAGTCCTCGGCGCTGTCGCGGTGGTACTCTGGCCGCGACCATTGCCGCACGTCCTTGAGAATCTGCAGCAGCAGCCAGCCTTCCGCCTCTGTCAAGTCTCGCCCGGTCAGTGCGTTGAACGCTGTCACGCAGCGGCCCATGCTTCGCTCACCCCCGGGGCTGTCGTATTGCTTCCCGCGCTCGTCCATGATTTCCGCTGCGCGGCGCAGGTATTCTGGTGCGGTAGTCAACGCGGCGCCCCCACGGTCAAGGCAGTCGCCTGGCCGACGGCCTGACGCGCTTCGGCCATCTGCGGGCTGTGCAGGAGCGCCAGCAGTTCGGCGTCGCCGCGGTAGGTCCGCAGCGCGTCGAGCACCAACCACGCCTTCTGCAATGCGTCGCGCATCTGGCGCATGGTATCCTCGTCCGCACGAGGGGCCGGCGGGTACGGGATGTCGAAATGCGGCGCGCCCATCATGAACTCGGCGCTGTCTTCGTCGCCTTGGTACTCGCGGTTGAACTTGGTTGCTTGGTAGGTCACTTCGCGATTCCTTTATGTTTCATCGCTTCCAGCAGCAGGTCTTGCACTTCGCGCTTCGATTCGCGGCGGGCCATGACCAGTTCATCGACGGTGTCTGCTGCCACGATGTGGTGAATGGATACCGGGCGGGCGTGCCCGGCTTGTGCCTGGCGGGTCGGGCCGATGCGCTCGACAATCTGCTGCGCTTCTTCCAGATTCCACCAATGCCCGAAGAACACGAGGATGTTTCCCCCGTCCTGCAGGTTCAGGCCGTGTCCGGCGCTGGCCGGGTGTGCGAACAAGACCGGGATCTGGCCCGCGTTCCAGTCCCGGACGGTCTGTGGGTTCTTGTCGAGCGCGCGGCCCTTCGGGAAATCCCGCAGCAGGCGTTCGAGGTCGCTCTTGAAGTGGTACGCCACCAGCACAGGCGCGCCGGCCGCTTCTTCGATCACGCTCTCGAGCGCGCGGAGCTTGGCGTCATGCACTTCGGCGAATGCGCTGCACTTCTCGTCCGTGTAGATCGCGCCGTTGGCAAGCTGCAGGCACTTGATGGTCCGGCTTGCTGCGTTGAACGCCTCGACCTCTGCGCCGCACGCGAGCTGCAGGAACATCTCGCGCTCCATGTCCCGGTAGAGCGCCCGTGCGCTGGGCGGCAGCGTGACGCGCAGCACGTTGACGATGGGCTCCTGCAGGTCGAACCAGTCGCGGGCGTCGAGCGACAGGGCGAGGTCGCGCAGCCGGTCCTCGATCTGCTCCTGTGCGGTTGGCAAGGGCGCGAGGCGTACCGCGTGCGGGTCCGCACCGAGGCGTACCGACCGGAACCAGCGCGACGTGAAAGCCTCGAAGCTGCGGCCAAGGCGCTCGCCGCGGTCCAAGAACCACGTCTGCCCCCACAAGTCCTGCAGCCCGTTGGGGGCGGGGGTGCCGGTCAGGGCGATGAAACGGTCGGCGTGCGCGTGCGCGACCTTGGCAAGCGCCCGGGCGCGCATCCCGCCGCGGCGCAGGCGAAACGACTTCAGCCGGGTGGCTTCGTCCGCTACGATTTTGCGGAAGGGCCAGTCGCGGCCAAAGTGCTCCACCACCCACGGGATGTTCTCGTAGTTCGTGGTGTAGATCGTAGCTGGCGCCCGCAGCGCTGCCCGGCGCTGCTCAGTCGAGCCGACCACGGCGGACACGCGCACGTGGCGCAGGTGCTCCCACTTCGCCGCCTCGTCGGGCCACGTGCCGGCGGCGACGCGCAGCGGGGCGAGCACCAGCGCCGGGCCGGGCTCGACAAGCTCGAGGATGTCTAGCGCCGTCAGGGCGGCGACCGTCTTCCCGAGGCCCATTCCGGCCCATATTGCGCAGCGGGGGCGGTCCAGCATGACGTCAATCATGATGCGCTGGTACTCGCGTGGGTTGAAGGGCCGGCGGCTCACGAGCGCATCACATGCCGCCGGATCACGCCAGCGGCAACGGGGGTCACTGTTTCCTTGCCGTGAGCCGTGAGCCGGGCCGCGACGCGGCCTGCGCCGGCATCTTCCGTGGCATTTTCTGCGTCGTCCTGGCCCGATGGCGATACGAGCGAACTCGGCACAAAGGGGGTGCGTGGTGCGCCTTGCAGCACGGCCCGGGCGTAGTCAATCTCGACCTTGATACTGTTGATGATCGTCTGCGCGGTGGCGTTGATCGCCTTGGCGCGCTCGACGTCGAGCTTCACCTTCGGGTCTTGCAGGCCGCGCAGCGTATCGAACAGCGTTTCGCGCAGGGTGTTGATATTGTCATTGCTCATTTCTTGCCTTCTCTTTCTTGTTGATCTGCCGGGTTATGGCGCCTCGAAGCTGCACGAGCGCCGCGACTTCCGGGCCGTAGTTGTGGTACGAGTTCCTTGCCATCAGCTCTTTCCGCGTCAGTAGTTCCAGGTTGGTCAGGTCGAAATTGCGCTTGTTTCCGTCCCGGAAGGCCAGCGCGCAGCCCGGCGGTATCTCGCGACCGGCGGCGAACCAGACCAAGTGGTGCACCGGCTTGTAGTCACGCCGCGACTTGCCCGTCTCAGCGACCTTGCGCTCTAGGTAGCCTTCTTTAGTTTCGCGCTCCGTTCCGATCGGCCGCCACGTGTGGGGCCTCTGTCCGGGCTTGAATTGGTGGGCCAACGCACCGCCGGTCGGTTTGTGCTGTTTCCCTTTGTTCCACGGCACTTGCCCCTTCTTCAACCGCGTGGCCTCCCCGAGCGTCCGTAGGTGGGCGGTTGCTTGTTCCTTGTACTGCGCCAGGTACGCCGCCGTTTTCTTCAGCCCGAGTGCCCCCGCCTGCATGTAGACAGCGGGGGTTGTGACGCCGAAAAGTTTGGCAAGCGCGGCGGTGCTCTCGTGCGGGTAGCGCTCCCGCAGGATGGCGCAGCGTTCTTCGGTCCAGCGCAGACGGGGCATTGTCGTTACACCAAGTCGCCGACGTCGCTGTCCGGGGCGGCGAGCGTGCAGTCGTGTACCCACGCCGGGGCGGTCACCATGACGGCGCATGCGCCCTTGCGCAGCGGCATCAGGACGCCGACAAAGTCCTCATCGTCGAGCGTCAGCAGTGCGGCGCCCTGGCCGTTGTGGCCGATGCCGACAGCGGGGATTGCCTTTGCGCCGTGCAGGGCGCTGTACGCCTTGCGCAGCGTCTCGATGTACCGCAGGTTGAACTGCGCCAGTTCGCCGGAGGCGTGCGCAGGGATGATGTGCCGATAGTCGGGGTACCGCCCGGCGATAGTCCGCCCGACGGTTGTGGCCACGCCGGCGGGCGTGACTTCCACGCGCCGGGTGTTGTCCTCGCCTTCGGGCTCGCCAAGCGTGACCAGCACAGGCCCTTTACCCTTGGCGTTGCGCAGCAGGTCAAGGGGGACGATCGCCTGGAAGACGGTGTCTGTGAAGGCTGGCGGCTCGTACTTGACGCGGAAGACGCCAAGCATACAACCGTCGGTGGCGATGAAGCGAACTTCGGACGGGCCGACCTCGAAGCAGACGCCGTTCAGGTACGTGCGGATGTCGGCGGTAGCGGCAAACAGCTTGATGGCGGCGAGCACTTCGCCGCGGACGTAGAACTCAATCACGGGTTTCCTTTCAGGTTGTTCAGAAGGTGGTGCAGCTCGAGCGCGTAGCAGGCGAGGAAGACGCGCAGCGCAGGGAAGCAGCAGGCGGTCTCCCGCGCGCGCTGCGCCACGGCCGCGGCGAATTCGGGGGTGTCGGAGAGCGCGCTCATCGCAGCACCTCGTCCACTTGGTCGAAGCTATCGACAACCTCGACGCGCTGGCCGAGGCGCCGCATGCGCGCATGCTCGCGGGCCTGGTGCGGCTTGACTTTCTCCCCGGGGGCCTTGACCTCGACCCAGATAGTAGCGCGGCGCCCAACCCATTGGACTTCGCCGCCGAGTGCCTTTGCGCAGGCCACGAGGTCGCCTTCGATGTCGCGCTCAGGTATTGCCGTTCGCTCTAGCGGGGCCGCCAGTGAGAAGGCCCATGGCGAAGCCGAGCTAGGCAGCATCACGAGGCGGTCGGGGGCACCGCGGCGCCCAACCCATTGTACTTTGCGCACTTCGCCCCCCAGGGCCTTCGCACGGGCGACAAGGTAGGCTTCGACGTCGCGCTCAATCACCGCTGTTTGCTCCCGCAAGGCAGCCGGTAAGCAGGCCGAGGGCGAAACCGAAATAGACGGCCAGGAAGATGTCTACCACAGCGTCACCCCGCGCCAACGGCGCCACGCGCGGCGGAACGACACGCGGCGGCTGTTGCCCCAGTAGCGGTAAATCCGGTACAGCTCGAAAAGTCCCACGGCAGTTTCCTTTCTTGGTTGGTTGGGAGTCATTTGCGGTAGCGCGCCGCCTCGAAACCTTCGGCAGCGAGAGGCAGGTCTTCGGCCCACGCCGGCGCCACGACCATCAAGGCCGACAGGTGCGTAGCGTTGAATTCGGGGGTGTCGGGGGTTTCGGTGACTGGTTCGTCGTGCACCGACAGGACGGTGCGGTAGCCGGCGGCTTCGATGCGCGGCATGCTGTCAGCCAGCACGTCGCGGGCTACAGCCTGGGTGATGTTCTCCGCGAGCTTGCCGCCGTATGTCTCGAGCCGTGCCCATTGCCGCGTGTACTGGTTCACGCCCATGTACGACAGCTTGTTGCCTTCGCCAAGCCGGATGCCCGGGTAGCAGAGGAAGCGACCTGACGGCAGGCGGATGCGCAGCCAGGCCCCGTCGCGGCGCAGGCTGACGCGCCGGCAGTCGAAGACCCGCCCTGGGTTCTGCACGGCCAGGCGCGCGGCGTCTTGCAGATCCCGCCAGAACGACGCCGTGGCGTGGTGCCCGTACCGCCACGCGCGCTTGAACGAGTCGCAGACCATCCACGCCCGGTCGGACAGGCCGAAGGTCGGCCGGCCTTCACGCTTGGTCCATTCGAGCGCGCTGCGGGCTTCGTCGAGTACGTCGCCGGGAATCGCCGAGAAGGCTTGCTCGGCCATCGCTTCGAGGTCGATTCCGTAGGCGGCGGCGAACGTCACAAACGCGCCGACACCCCCCTCATAGCCGAGTGCGAGTTCCTGCACCTTGCCGATCTGCCGCTGGTCTTTGGTCACGTCGTCGGGCGAAACGCCAAACGACTTGGCATAGGCCATTTTGTACAGGTCCGGGCCTTCGCCGGCGTCATAGTCCCGGAACGCCTGTAGCTTCCACTGCTCGCCGGCCAACCATGCGAGCACGCGGCCTTCGATGTTGGCGAGGTCGGCGCAGACCAGCTTACGGCCTGGCGGGGCGACAATGACGCCGCGCAGGCAATTGCTCAGGAGTTCGAGCGGGCGGTCGAACAGCAGGTCCGCGCAGCCAGCCTTTACCGCGTCGATGCCGCACGCGATGTCTGCCGAGGGCATTGTGGGCCGGGCCAAATTTTGCGCCTGGAACAACCTCCCGGCCCAACGGCCGGTGCGGGCGGCGCCGCAGAACTGCAGCGTGCCGCGCAGCCGGGCGTCTTTGCTCACTGCGCGCAGGAGCGTCTGGTACTTGGCCGTGCTCGTTGTGCTCGCCTGCAGCCGGATAGCCAGCAGTTCCCGCAGCGCCGCCGGCAGGTCCGGGTC